CCTTGTTGTTAAAAATGCGTGTTGTAAGGGTCAGCGCATTTGTATTCAAACCGCCTACGCTCTGCATATAGGCTACCCCGTGATTATGCAAAATAGGCTTTATTTCCTGTGCGATTGCGTCAAGGCTTGCGTATTTGTAAGAAAACTTGTTTCCTTGTGCGGTTTCTCCTTTTTGAATTGTCTGCAATTCGCTTTGAACTTCTACCAGCGCGGCTAAAAGTTCGCTTATTTCTTCGCTCTGTATCATGTCTGCCCCCTGTTAGAACGGTATATCTTCGGGAAAGTCGCCGCCGTCTGCGTCCGAATAGTCGCCCGCTGGTTCTTGCGGGGCTGTCGGCTGTGCCGCTCCCTGCGCTTCGTTGCCGCCGAGCAACTGTACATTGTTCGCAATGATACAAACCTTGCTGTATCTCACGCCGTCCTTTTCCCACCTCTGCTGGTCAAGGTAGCCGTCCACGGCTATCTGCTTGCCCTTGTGCAGATATGGCTTGATGTTTTCCGCTGTCTTGCCCCAAACGTTCACATCAAAAAAACTTACCTTGTCCGCCCATTCGCCGCCGCGCTTCTCGCTACGGTTTACGGCAATGCTAAAGTTTAGCCGTGCTTTGCCCGCTGTCGTATACGCAAAATCGCGCTCGCTTATGTCGCGGGTAAGCCGTCCAATTTCAACAACGCTGTTTAAGTCTGTCATTTCGCGCCCCCGTTCTGTGATTTGTAGAAATTGCAGAAGTCTTTGCAAAGGCAGTATTTGCCGCATTTACGGCTAACGGCTGGGCGGTGTTCTACATAGTGGCTGTTGCCAAGTTCGCCCGCGCAGTTTTCCGCGTCGATTTCCATATCAAAAACGCGGATTGCTGTTTTGCGTCCGTTCTTCATTACCGCCCATTTGTCGCCATCCGCCCAGCGTTCTTCTGGTGTGCATGGCTCTATATCGTCGTCGCCCTGTTTTTCGGCGGCTTCGATTGCCTTTACTTTTGCGGTGATTCTTTCGCCCGTCTGTGCGAGTTCTTCGGGTGTAACCTCAAACTCGTAAATAAATACGGGGGCTTGCGGGTAAGTCCTGTCGGTTTCCGCTTTTGTCATGCTGTGATCTTTCAAACAGGCGATGAAGCGGCATTTATGAACATCTAAGCCGTTCTGCTTCAAAAGCCATGCGTAGGTCATTCCCTGCTTGTACCAGTCCGAAAAGTCGCCTTTCATCACCTTGTATACGCTGGCAGTTTTCCAGTCGTTGATGGTTCCGCGCTCCATGTCGTAACTGTCTACAACGCCCGTTACGCGGCTGTTAGATACGGCGATGTCAAACTTTTCTTCGTGAAAGTTGCCGTCCTCGTATTTCTCCATGATTGCATGAAAAGCCGTGCCGAATGTCGCCCACACGCTGTCCGCCGCGTCTACGGTGAATTCATCCCAGTGGCGTTCCTGTAAGATGATTTCTTTCACGCCTTTGTTGAGCGTGGTTGCTGAATACTGCCCCGCCTTGTTGTGGCGTTCAACGCTTACGGCTTTCACAAATGCTTCGGGCAGATGTAATCTATTTGTCACTTTCATCTTTTGCCCCCCTGTGGTTCTGCCTGTACTTCTACGGCGCGGCAAACTACAACAAAGTCGCCGTCCTCGTTCTGATTCGCCTTGATTACTTCGAAGTAATCTTTATCGTTTGAATATCCGCGTAATTTCTCGCAGATTTGCAAAATTGCGTTTTTCATGTTCGCACCTCGTAAATCAATTTTTTAGGCTTCCGCGTTGCGCACCGCTTCCGCCTTTTGGAACGGGCGGGATTTGAACCCGCCGAGCGTTTCCGCTTGCGCCCTCTGCGCCCGCTCCCTTATTCGCTGTCGTCGTCAAACGGCAGGCGCTCGGCGGCTTCCTTTTCTGCCGCGTCTAATGCTGTATGCAGTCGGAGCATGGTTGCGCCTGTTGCGCTCATGGCTTCATACCAGCCTTTTGCAAAATGCAAATCACGCCCCTTTTCACTGGTGTAAAAAAGCCAGTCTTTTTGAATATCCACGGCTTTCTGCAACAATTCTTGGAAGTTCTTATAGTCCGCGCTGTCGGTCATTTCGTCGATGTCCGAGCATACCTCGCGCAATTCTGCAAGCCCAATCTCGCACCCGTCGTCGCTGAAATACGGCAGTTTGCGCTCTTCCGTGCTGTCAAACTTGATGTCGAATGTGTAGCCGTTATCGCGTAGGGCTTTCTTGTACGCGCGAACGCCCGCTAAAAATCCCTGCAAGTTTGCAACCTTGCTTCCGCTTTCCTCGCACTGCAAAACCGCTTCTTTCTCGTGTGCCGTGTAGTTCAACTGCTGGAGTAAAATCAGCATGATTTGCGGTATCGGGATTTTCTTTTTCTCTTCTTCCTGTTCCTGCATTTCTCGCACCCCCTTATCAAATGCAATGTTTTTCTTTCAGCTTTGCCAGTGCTTCTTCGCCGCTGTGGGCTACAAAGGCAACGCCGCCTTTTCGGTTGATGTCCGCTATCCTCTCTTTCTGCGCGGGTGATAGCCGCCCGCCGCTCGGTCGCTTGCACTCAATCGCTACAAAACGCCCTATGTTGTCGTAGCCCTCAAAGTCGCAAGTTCCCGCGTCCGCCGTCTTGATGTAGCGGCGGTTTGCTCCCTCGCCGATTGTGAAACAGCCCGTGTTTATGCGCTGGATTTTCAAGCCCGTTACTTTGATTACCTGTTTCACTTGCTGGATTACCTCGCTTTCGGGTATGTCTTTTAGTTCCATTTCGCGCCCCCGTCGTTTCTCGCAAAGTCGATTTTTCGGCAGAAGTCAAAAACGCTTTTCGCTGTGCTTCGGATATAGCGGCGGCAGTTGGTTTTCGGGTCAATGTAACTTCCTGTAAAAAAATGCAGTACGCCGTCGCGGATTGTTGCCGTTGTTCCCCTGTACTCAACATGAACGCCCAGCCTGTCCGCCGTTCCCTTGCAGTCGTAGTTAATGCCGCGCGATTTCTGCCAGTCGCTGAATTGTTTTGTGAATTGCTGGCGGCTGATTTTTCCCGCCCTGTAGTTGGTGATTAGTTCGATAGGGTAGCCGCTCATTGTGCGCCCCCTGTTTTCAAAGCATGGTCTTGTATCATGCTTTCAAGCCATTCTTTGCGGCTGATTAAAAAACACTCCCACGCTTCTTCTCGCATGGCTTCCGATGTTTTGATTTCGTAGTTTTCGATGATTCCCGCTTTCAGTGCCTTTTCTTCCAGTTCTCGGATTTGCCTAAAAAGCGGGTTGTTACTGGTGTTCCTTTTTGCCATTTTCAGACCTCTTGAAAAAAATAAAACCCGCTTCGGATTGGTCTGTTATCCGTTGCGGGTTTTGATTTACGAGTTACCGTAAAATAGTCGCTCGTACCGAAACAAGCGGCTACTCAACAGACCAAAAAGTAGCCGTTCGTTTTTGAACCCGTGGCTACTTTTTCGCCTGTTGTTGATACCGCACTAGTCAGACTTGAACTAGAAATTTTTTTATCAAAGCGAATTTCAATAACTTCACTTTCCATTCCTTGTTTTTTGTAGAGGTAACTTTGACCTGAGCGAATTTTTTCGTATTTATCTTTTGAACTTGACCCTGATTTGCTAATTAAAAACTCTTTTTCGCTTTCTTTAAGTTGATTGTAAAATTCATGAAAAATATTTGCCATTTGAAAAAACTTCCTTATGTTTAATGTATGAAAATAAAATAATAGGGAAAGATTGAAAAAATGTTTTTAAAATATTTATTTTTTATTAAAATTTTCTTGACTAAATAACTAAATTGTATAATATTTAATTGTATACAATTAAATATTATACAATTTAGTTAGGAGATGGTATATGAATTTGTATGATTTTTCGGTAAAAACAAATTCTGGTGAAGATGTTTCTCTAGAAAAATACAAGGGGAAAGTTTTGTTAATTGTAAATACTGCAACAGGTTGTGGGTTTACTCCTCAATATGAAGGGTTACAAGATTTGTATGATGCCTATAAAGATAAAGGTCTTGAAATCCTTGATTTTCCTTGCGACCAATTTGGTCATCAAGCTCCGGGTAGTGATGAAGAAATAGCAAGTTTTTGCACCGGTCGTTTTGGAGTAAGTTTTCCTCAGTTTTCAAAAATTGAAGTGAACGGAAAAAATGCTCTTCCTCTTTATACTTGGCTGAAAAAACAAAAATCTGGTATACTTGGAGGTGCAATTAAGTGGAATTTTACAAAGTTCCTTATTGATAGACAGGGCGTTGTTAGAGAACGCTTTGCTCCAACTGTAGAACCAAAAAATATTGAAGAGAAAATAAAGGATTTATTATGAATTATACGTATAAAACAGAAAATGTTTGTGCAGCACAAATAAGTTTTGATATTGATGGAGATGTAATTTCTAATATCAATTTTCTTGGTGGTTGTAATGGAAATCTTAAAGCCATTTCAAAATTACTGGAAGGAAAAACTGTTGACTATATTGAAGCTACTTTAAAAGGCAATACCTGTGGTCGACGTTCTACTTCTTGTGCAGATCAACTTGCAAAAGCTGTAAGAAAAGCCTATTCCAAAAGTTAACGAGTATGGAATTTAAAGACGATTGTTTAAAACTTGAAAATCAATTATGTTTTCCTCTTTATGTGGCTTCCAAGGAAGTTATTCGAAGATATCGTCCTTTGTTAGAAGAACTTGATTTAACTTATACTCAGTATATTACTATGATGGTTTTATGGCAGGAAAAATCAATAAGTGTTAAAGATTTAGGAACTCGTCTTTTTTTAGATTCAGGAACATTAACGCCTCTTTTGAAAAGTTTAGAGGCAAAAGGCTTTATAAGTCGGTGTAGATCCACACAAGATGAGCGATTGTTAGTCGTTTCTATTACAGATTTGGGAATGGCATTAAAGAATAAAGCTCTTTCTATTCCTCAAAAAATGGCATCTTGTGTGAATCTTTCAGAAGAGGAAGCTAAAACCCTTTATGAACTTCTTGCAAAAATCTTAAAATAAAAAGATATGTAAGTAGTTTTTTTTAGTGATATTAAAAAAATTTAGTAAAATTTAAAAAAAATAAGCCAACAGAGGGTTTTCTATATTGTATAAATTTTCATTATTTGGAATAATATAGCATATATATACAGTTTATTTGCTCTTAGTGTGAATATGGAGGAAAAATGACAAACGAATACGTTAAAAGCGTTATGGAATCAGTTAAGGCTAAAAATAGCCATGAACCTGAATATTTGCAGGCTGTTCAAGAAGTTTTAGAAACACTTGAACCTGTTGTAGAAAAAATGCCTCAGTTGCAGAAAAATGCTATTCTTGAGAGAATTGTAGAGCCAGAACGCGTAATTATGTTCCGTGTTCCATGGACAGATGATGCAGGTAACATTCAAGTTAACCGTGGTTACCGTGTTCAATATAATAGTGCAATTGGACCTTATAAAGGTGGAATTCGTTTTCATCCTTCTGTAAACCTCAGTATTCT